ACATCATAGGTTAGACCTCCTGTTCCCCCTGCGCTCCAATTATTATCCCTTGCTATTCCTGTAATAGCTATTGGTCCAAGAGCAAGGTCCCAGGCTGTACCTCCACTATGAGTAAAAGTTCTAAGCACATGTGTATTGACTCCAAAACTATCAAGAGTTACCAACCTAATGTTAGTAGCGTTTGCATAGGTAACACAAAAACCTCCTTCATCCACTGTACTAGTAGGAACCCCTTGTCTTCTAGGAGTTGAAGTTATAGCTGTTACTCCCAAAGCTGTTATTGCTGTGTCTGTACTTTGAAAACCTGCCTCAATACCTAAAACATCTCCTACGGCTGGATCTGAGTCTAAAAACAAAGAAATAATTTGAAGTTTTGAGGCGCTATGTTCTTTGTGAATTAAACAAATAGTAGTGTCTCCTTCATTAGAGACTATATCATACATTTGATCAGAGTGAGTTTGTGTTATTCTAGTCCAAGAAGTTGATGTAATTTCATCGTAAGACAAAGGACTAGCCATGTTATAAACTATGTAGTAATCTGTGCTATCTTTTTCTACTGCAAATTTTACTATTTTATCTCCTAAAGAAGTAATTTTAGGTCTAGTATATGCAGTCGTTGATATAGATTTAGTGGTTACAAAAGGGGTGTCATCTAAAATATTTGTGGAACTAATATAAATTGTGGAAGTTGTCCCACTAAACAAAAGAGAGTAAACAGAATATGCATAATCTCCTTTAATAACATTATCATGATGAACAGCATCATAGGCTTGTTGTTGAATTACAAATTTGGTTTTAACGGTAGCAGGAGAATAGTTTCCCTCAAATATAGCTTTTCCTAAACCTGAATTAGATAAAGCTTTATTGTCAGTTAAAATGTAAAGATCATCTTTTAGAGCAGCTACAGCTTGAATATTAGATATAGGGTAGGTAGTAGACGTAGAAAGATATCCATATTT